TCATGCGGATTTTGGCACATGGAGGCGGACATCGGCTACCGGCACGTTGCGCTGCTTGAGATACGTCTCTGTCATCTTTTCGTCGGTATGCGCGGCGGCGATCTGCAGGGCCTTCACGTCGTAGCCGGCACGCTCGCCGTCGGTCAGCGCCTTCGCTCGAATGTCCTTCACCGTGTAGCGAAACTCGGTAAGGCCCGCGCGGTCAGCTGCAGTCTTCCACGCCTTCAGGACCGTGTTCGCCGCGTAGCGCTTTCCCTTTCTCGTATGGATGACCGGCATGTCGCCGATCGACGGGCGCCCGTCGATCTCGCGAATGCGCGCCAGGACCGCGTCGATCTCGGGCGTGATCTTGAAGTCGACGCGCACGCCGCTCGAGTCTTCGGTCTTGCTCGGGATGAAGTGGATCACGCCGGCCGGCCGGTCGACGTCGGACCATTTCAGATTGCGGATCTCGGTCGAGCGCTGCGCGGTCAGGTAGCAGAGGTCGATGAAGCACTGCATCATCGGCCCGGTCGGAACGTCGGCCGTGATCGTCTGGCCGTTGCGCTCGTACGTCACCTCGAGCATGGCGGCGCGGATGGCGGCGAAGTGCGCGTCCGTGATGTAGGTCTGCCGGGGCTTCGGCTTCTTGAGCTTCACCTCGCGGCATGGGTTCGTGTCGCGCTTCGACTTCTCGATGCACCATTGAAAGAATCCCGAAAGGAAGGCGCGCATCACCCGCTGCATGGGCAACTTCCCGGCATATTTCACTTTCAGCCAGTTGTTCACGTGAGCCGGCTTGATGTCGGCGACGTTGGCCTTGCGGAAACCGTTGCCGGCATAGTCGCCGTATTTCGGCCAGGCCTTCTCTTTGTGCAGGTGCTTGTTCTCGCGCACGTACTGGTCGATCAGCGGGCGCATGTCGCCGGTGCCGTCCGGCCGCTCGCGCTTCTTCCGTTCCTCGGCGAGTCGCTCAACCAGCTTGGTTTCGTCATCCGTGAGCGAGCAGAGTCGGATCCAGCGGCCCGAGATCGGCTCGCTCCAGTACCAGGCACCGTGCTTGGCGTAGACGCGCGGATACCGGGCCTTATGTCGTTCTTGTGCCATCAGTCGAAGCAAAGTTCTACGGACGCCGCCGGCACACCGGCCGCCGGCGCGGTCCCATTCCGGCGCGCCATCAGCGCGTCGAACTGCGTCCACGTCATGACCAGGCTGCCATCGGCGCAGCGCACGACATCGATGTCGAAGTTGGTCTTGAACCACTCAGCTTGCTTCGAGTGGCGCTTCAGGCCGGTGATTCGGACGAGCTCGGCCGCGTCCATCAGGCGCTCGGTCATGGTTCGATCCTCCGAAATTCGATAGCCCATACCCATGGGTTTGCATCCCAGCCGTGGCCGCGCGCGGCGTTGAGGCCGTCCCACAGCTGCCGGAACTGCGCGACGGTGCCATCGATCGGATCGATGCGGACGGCGGCGCGCCGCGGATCCTTGATACCCTCCGCGATCGCGTCGTCCCAGCTGATGGCCTGCAAGCGCTCGGCGCGCACGTGCGTGATTTCCAGCGTGATGCGCGACGCCCAGCGCGGCATGTGGATGGACGGCGTCCAGCCGCGCGATTCCTTAGCGTCGAGCGCTTGGAACGTGTCGAGGTCGATGTCGACTTCGGCGCGGCCGTCGTCGGCCTGGTAGGCGATGCCGGCATAGCGCCGCATCGGGCGTGCGCCTTCGAACGTCTCAGTGCCGATGCGGCGCACCTCGTGCGTCTCGCGCACCCACAGGCGGTCGCCGACGTCGCCATGCGGGCAGACGTAGCAGTCGCCGGCGGTGGTCGGTTCCCACGCACCGAGCGGGTTGTTGTGCGGCAGTTTGATGATGCGGCGGGTTTGCGTCTTCCGGCCTTCGAGGATTGCGCGCACCATCGGGCCGCTGAAAAGGATCGGGCGTTCCTTCATGCTGAAACCTCGAACAATGCGAGCTGCGTCGGCGCGGCGGCGCGACGCGGCAAGATGGCGCGGAGCCGCTGGCGATACGCGATGTGCTGCGGAACGTGGCCGGGCAGCAGGCTTAGATGGCCGAAATTCATGCCGGGGCGAAAGGACTGCACGTGCACGAACGCGAACGCCGGATTGATGCGGCACAGTTCGGGCTGCCATTCGGGCATGCAGGCGCGCCAATACTTCGTCAGGCGCTCGCGCTCGGCGAGCTTGTCGACAGGCGCGCGATAGCTCCGACGCCGTGCCCGAACCCGCTCGATGCGCTCTGCCGCATCGAACGTGGTTTCGCCGGCGAGCAGCATTGCTGCAGTGACGGCCTGTTTCATCGCCGCACCATCATGCAAAGGTCGGCGCGTCGCCGGATCTCGTCGTCGTAGCCGTTGAGGGTCCCGGACATGACGTTGTACGTGCGGCGACCCGCGGGGACACCGACGTACTTTTCCGGCTGCGAGCCTGCCGGGGCTTCGCCGGCGATACGGTAGTTGCAATCGCGCACACGTAGCGAGCGCACGCGCGTGACCGTGCCGTCGTCGGCCATCCGCTCGAGCACGGGCCGCAGCGCAGCGGCCACCGTGCCGAAGCGCTTGGCGAGATCCGACGGGGAATAGACCTCGCCGTGGGTCATAGCGGCGAGGACCTGGTGAGCTTCGGGGCTACGGGCGGCGCGCGTCATGATGCTTCTCCTGCGCGGGCGGCGAGGTCCGCGCGCATGGCCGAAACCTTTTCCGGGTTCTCGTCGCGCCACTCCCGCCAGCTTTCGTCGGTGAGTTTCCACTCGATCCATTCCGCGCGATCGGGCGACGCGACGAACGGTGCGATGTACGGGCCGTCGTCAGTCTTGGCGGCGCAGCGCTCGCACATGCCGGCGGTCAGGTGTTCGTGGCAGAAGTAAAGGCCGCAGCCATCCTCTCCGCCGTACGGTTGCTGATGCGCGCACACGTACGCTAGGCCGCGGTCGATCTTCCCGCTGCAGCCGGGGTGGTCACATGTCGCCGGCACGCCGTAGCCGATGTCGCGCTTCCAGTTATCGTCGAATCCGATGCTCCAGCCCATCACGCACCTCCTGAGCGGGCGGCGTTCAACGCGTGGAGCGTGTCGGGAATGCCGAGACTTGAGAAGTACGCCGCCGTATCGGCAATCATCGCGTCCGTGAGCGGCTTACGGCCGAACTCGACCGCCGACAGCGTGGCCGAACTGCATGCAAGATGCTTCGCCATATCGCCCAGCAGCGTGCCGGCGACGATGCGCAGCGCGCGCACGAGCATGCCGTAGGGTGTGAGCGGATTCGTGAGGCTCGGCTGTTCTTCCGTCACCTCGTCTCGCGGCTCCGGCTGCTGGGTGGCGAGAAGGGCGCGCAAACGCTCGACGAGTCGTACCTCGGCGTCGTATGCCGCTTTCTCGTCGGCGTCGCACCATTTGCCATCGATCGACGTGTTCGATTCCTTCAGCTCATCGGCGCGAACCGAGAGGCTGCGTGCCGCGTCCTGCATCACAGCGCGCAGTTCATCCGTCAGCCCGACAGGAGCGGATGCGGGGGCGGCGTTTTCGATTGCTTCGAGCGCTTCGCGCCACGGATTGTTGACGTTCGAGTGCTCGCCAATATCCACGTTCAGGTGCGCCGCGATCGCATTCGCCAGCTTGTCGGCCCATTCTTGATAGTTGTCGCGCTCGTGCAGCGTTTGGTCCCACAGTGCGTCATCGGTCGGCCGCTCGTCTGCCGCTGGCGGTTCATGCTGCGCAGCAGTCAGCGCAGCGGCGCGCGGTGTGTTATCGGTGGTCATGGTGTGGTCCTCAGAATGTTTTTGTGAGATCGCGATCAACAGCCTTCCCGAGCGAGCGCAGGAGATTCGCGAGTCGCGCGCGGTCGTAGTGGCCGGCGGTTGCCTGGCGCAGCAGACCAAAGTAGGAATTCGCAACCTGCACCAGGTCGCGGCTCGGCGTTTCCGCGACACGGCGCAGCGCTTCTTTACGCGTGCGCTTCCGCGTCTCGCGGCGCCAGGGCTTGATGACCTGGCCGACGAAGTCGACTCCGCGATCGATGGGTTGCAGGATCGTCTTGCGCGGATTGATCCGCACGCCGAGCCGGGCCGGCAGGAATGCCGTCACGTCGGCGAGGATCTCGTTCAGCCGCGCCGGCGATTCGTGCAGAAACACGAAGTCGTCGACATAGCGAACGTAGTGCCGCGCGCGCAGCTGGTGCTTCGCATGCTGGTCGAGCACGTCGAGATAGACGTTTGCGAAGAACTGGCTCGACAGGTTGCCGATTGGCAACCCGAGGTGCGCCGCCTGCTCGACGAGGCGCTTGTGACGTGGCACCTGCTCGAGCAGCGCTGGATCGCCGCGGTAGACGAAGTCGGTCCGAGGGTCGTGCATGAGCACGATCTCGGCCAGTGAACGCCAGAACGGCTCGCGGATCTTCGCGAGCAGCAGCTTGAGGAGAATGGGCTTATCGATGCTCACGAAGAAATTCGCGAGATCGCACTTCAGGTAATACGCCGGACGCGACCAGTTCTGCGTGATCGAACGGATCTTCGATTCGAGGCGCTCGGCGGCGCGCAGCGTTCCCCGTTCCTTGATGCATGCGAACGTGTCGGCGATGAACGAACGCTCGAAGCGCGGGCCAATACGGTTGTACAGCAGGTGGTGCACGACGCGATCGCGAAACTCGGCCGCCCATACCTCGCGGTGCTTCGGCCGCGTGATGACGAAGCAGATCGAGCGGCCGGGGCGATAGGTGCCCGCGGCCAGCTCGTCATGCAGGCGGCGCAGGTTGTGTTCGAGGTCGATCTCGAACGCGAGCGCCGCCGGGGTGTTGCGCTTCGTGCGCCGGCAGTCGAGGTAAGCCTCGACGAGTTCGGCGAACGTGAATCCGTCGTTCCAATCTGCGGACGGCCCGGGCGCGCAGCTTGTTGTTCTGTTGGTTGTTGTTCTGGTTGCCGTTGTTGAAGTTCTGATACCAGGCCCAGCCGGAAGAATCGTGCTATCTACGTCGCCCGGCCGATTGCTCAGCCGGGAAACTGCGCTGGACGCCGTCGCACACTGGCGGCGCGTTTCCTCATTGCGCATGGCGGTGCCCTTGTGGGGCAGCGGCACGACCAGATTGAAAGATCGCTCAGCCATGGAAGCCGTGACCTCCCTGGAGCGGGCGATTGCCTGCGGACTTCTTCCACGCGTTTGCCTGCTTCCCAATGCTCGTCGTCAGCTCGATCGCGCGCCCGTAGGCGCCCTTGTCGACCTTGCGCTTATTGAAACCGAGCCGCAGCAGCAGGTTGATCACCTGCAGGCGCTCGATGAGTTCCGACAGGTGGGGCGACTTGTCTGCTGCGACATTCGCGCGGTACACGAGCACGATGATCTCGATGCACTCGACGTTGATCTTCTCGCCGATCGACCGCTTGAAGTCCCGCTGCATGTTCGTGACGACGTCGGTCACGACATCCAGCAGGCCTTCGGCGGCGCGGTAAATGGGCAGTTGGGTGTGCAGGGCCACGATGGTCTAACTGGTCAAATTACTGAAGGAATGAATCTGCGGACGGCCCGGGCGCGCAGCTTGCTGTGCAGTCGGTGGCTGCCCTGGAGGCCGTGGCTGAAGTACTGATACCAGGCCCAGCCGGACGTCTCAGCCTCTTCGCCGGACCAATACCAGGCCGATTCGAATTCGCCCTGCAGGTTCGTGAAGAGCAGCGACTGCTCGCGGCGCGAGGGGAGTTCGCCACCTTGCTGCTCGGCCCATTCGCGCGCCTGGTCCCACGTCATGCTCTCGGCTTCGCCGGGCAGCAGGATCAGGTAGTGGCTCAGCGCGCCGTCCTCGTCGAGGATCGGGCCGGCGCAGCGCTCGCCGGCGGCGAGCGGGATCGTGACCGCGTCGACGCGATACTCTGTCGCGCGCGGCTGCTTCTTGAACTCCTCGATCAGGGCTCCGATGCGCGTGTGCTCGGCCTGAATCGATTCAAGCGTGATCGTCATTGCGACGCTCCGTTGTGAATGGATGAAGGGTTAAATCGACAATCTGCGGACGGCCCGGGCGCGCAGCTCGTTGTCCTGAAGGTTGCCGCTCTGGGTGCCGCTGAGGAAGTTCTGATACCAGGCCCAGCCGGAGTAGCCCGGATCGGTGTCGGGCTTGTTCGACCAGTACGCAGCCTGTTCGAACTGGTCGCGGTGCTGTTCGTACGCGATCACGAGCTCGGTGCGCGTCGGCAGGTCACCGCCGCGCGACTTGGCCCATTCCATCTGCGCTTGCCACGTCGCGCGATCGTTCTCGCCGGGCAGCAGGACGGTATGCACGACGTCGCCATGCGCATTGACGATGCCGCACAGGTAGATCTCGCCTTCGGCGAGGGGAGGAATCTGGATCTGCATGGTTTCTCCTGGATGAATTCAAAAATCGGGGCGCCATACAGGCCGCCCACCAAAGCTCGCCGCGCTATCTGAGGGCCGAAATGCTTGCGCGACGCCTGAAGGGGGGGTTAAGCCGCGAGGCCGTCGTAGTTCCTGTCCGCGAAATCCGCATCACCGGGGCAGCGACTGGTGCCGTCCGCCCTGTGCCAACAAAACAGTGAGCCGCGCCGATGCGGAAACCAGTATCCAGAGCAGTCGCAACGGCACTTCGTCGTATCGCGTCGGTTCATCCAGCGATCTGCGCGCCAGGTGCGGCGTCCGCATACTGCGCAGGCTGGGACGCGGTAATACTGATCAATCGGACGCCTGAGGCAGCGGCGCGTATTGCAGTGGCGGCATCGGACGTGGCAGCGGGCCATGAACAATCCTTTAAGGAGTCCTGATCCTACGGATCGGAATATAAAAGGTGAGAACTTTCGGGATCAAACGCAGTGACGCACCTTGCAGTGCTCGACTTTTTCCTCGTGCTCTGCCGCCACCGATCCATACGCGAGGAAGATTGCTATAGCGATTGCCGCTCCGATCCAGATTTTCACGAGCTCCATGAGGTCACCGTTTCGCGTCGAGATAGCCAAGGGAGTAGGAGAGACTCTGCGACCGCGGCGGTCGGTCGCACATCGCGTCGATCCAGCCACGCCCATACTGCGCAATGCGATGTTGCTCGATCATTTCAGCGCCTCCAGTGATCGCGATAAGCCTGGCGAATCGAATGAACGTGAACGGCGATCGCCGTCACCGACAGGGCAAAGGCCGCACAGATGAGCTCGCTCATGCCACGACCTTTCCAGCGTTGGCGGTACAATAGTCGATGACCGACTGAACGGTGGTGAGGTGAAGCATTTCGCTGTCGGGGATCTCGATGCCGAATTCGTCTTCGAGCGTCATGGTCATCTCGACGATGTCGAGGGAGTCGGCGCCCAGGTCGGTCTGGAGCGAAGCGCCGTTGTCAATCGCGGGATTGCTGATGCAGAGCTGCTCGCGGATGATCGTCTTGACTCGGTGCTCGGTGGTCGCTTGGGCTTCGCTCAATTCCATTCTCCTAGTTGGTGGTCACAGCCCTCACGGGGACGCATCGCCTTCCGCCGGGCCGGTGGCGCAGCGCGTTGTGTGCTACGGCGCACTTAAATATACCCATAGGTAAATCAATAAGCAATACCCATGGGTAATTTATTGGGGGAAATTTGTAACAGTAGGAGGAGCGAGGGGGAGTAAGAGTAAGACGCTGGGCGCAAAAAAGCCCGCTCAAGGCGGGCTATGCGTCTGGCGGAAATGAAAAGCCCCGCCGAGGGGCGGGGCTGTGCTCAATTTACTGCTGGGCGGACGGCGCGGAAGATTGCGATAGGCGTGACCCCATACGCGGCCGTCGGCCGTCCCATTAATCCCCGCAATGCTGCTAGCATCTGAACCATTGCCTCATCCAGGGCGGACGAACAGTCATGCAGCAGAGCACCCGTCTCGCCCGGCTGCGCGTCCAGTACTCCCAGCACATGCCATTCCCCTGGGATAAGCGCGCCATGCTTTAGAGCGAGATCGTCCGGGTTGATCAGCATACTTTCAGAGCGAAGGGTCGACCAAAGCAACTCACCCGAAGATATGAACGTTGCCTGTATCGCGTGAGGAAGGTTTTTCAGGACTTTGGCAACCGTCTCATAGCTCTTTTTCCCCTCAGACAGCGCCCTTTGTTTGAGCTTCGGGGCAAGGTTTTGCGCATTGATCTCATCACGGAGAACCATCTCCCCAATATCTGGCCATAGCTCTTTGAGCATGCGTATGTCGATGATCGACATTTCCCCCGGCACAAGAAAAAGGCCGCCGATAGGAGTTGTCGCGAGATCGCGATGTACGAACTGGAACTCATCCAAGCGGTTCAACACCTCAATCGGTGCAAGCCAACTCGGATCGAACAGCCGCTCCAACCCTCGCTCGACAAGATCGGCCCCCGAATAGTCACCCGAAAGGATCTTAACCGAGCCGCCCATTCGTGTGGTTTCGGTCGATGAATCTTTGGCCGTGCGCTTCGTTTGTGTGAGAACGCCGTCCTCGAACAGTTGGGCGAAGTAGAAATCTATTCTCCCCCTATCTAGATAGGCGAAATCATAGAGATATTCTATGCTTGGTGAGTCTTGAGCCACGGTCGATTTCCTGTTGGATGGATTTCTTTTTTTCTTCGAACGTATGTTGGCGCTGCCGCAGCGATTCGACCGCCATATGGACTCCCTCAGCAACGCTCTTGCTGAAGCGCTGATCTGCTTCCACAACCTTCTGGATGGCGGATATAAGATCTTGATCCATATGATTTTCCCTGCAAAGAGGTCAGAATTATACCCCGGCAACCGTTCGCTGGAGCCAGTCATTCTATTGTACTCATACGAGGATGGCCAATGGTGCCAACCTCGTTGCAATACGGGCGACCGCGCGTTTGATGCGTCGACCACGACCCCGGAGCGGTTCGGCCGGGCACGTGGTTGAAAGCTCCCCAATTCCTTGGCAAACTACTGTACAAACATACAGTGATGCGGCCGATCAAACGGGAGGGATGATGAGTGCGAGCGAAGAAAAGGGGTGTGGCTTTCGGTGCAGGCCGGGGGACTTGGCGAAGATCCTCTACTCACGTACGCCGAGTCTGAAGGGCAAGAGAGTAGTTGTGGGGGATTGGTCCCAGAGATACTGCCGGTGGGAAGTCCAACTGCTGGACGGGCCACATTTTGGTATTAGCATCAAAGACGGTCGCCCGATGCTATCGAGCCGATGCTATTTCCGGGATTCTTCACTGGAGCCGATTTATCCAGAGCATATCGACGACCGCGAGGAGATGACGTCGGTCAGTCTCCGATAAGTCCGCCTGGCGGCGGCTCCGTATTGGCTAATGCGACCTTGTCGGTGAGCATCGTCTCAATCAGTTGTTCGATCGCGGCGCGCTGATCATCGCGAAGCATCCCCCATCCCTTGGGAGGTTCGATTCGTGAATTAGCAGGCACCGAATCACCAGGGGTAGCGTTGGATCCGCCCCATCCTTGCTCGGACATCCAGCCAGGAAATTTCGCATCCAGAAGCTCGGCGGTATCTTCTCCGATTCGCTTCCTCCCATCCTTTCCCGGAGGGTATAGCGCCCGAGAGATGTAGTTCGGCTCTTTGCCGATTTCGCGCGCAATGTGCGCAGCACCGCCCCGGCCCAGTTGATCCTTGAGCCGCACCAAGGCGCGCCATCTCTGCTCGAATTTGTCCATGAGCGCATTCCATCGACTATTTACCCCAGAGTAAATAACCTTGGGGTATTGCTTTTATGCTTACCCATGGGTAATCTATGATCATGGACAAGCTCAAATCCCTGCTCCGCCAGATGACCCTTGAGGAACAAGCTCGGTTTTGTTTCGCCTGCGGGACGACTCTTGGCTACATGCGAAAGGCGCTCAGCGTTGGCGCGATCTTTCGACCGGCTCTTTGCGTTTCCATCGAGCAGGAATCGAAGGGGCTCGTTACACGTCGCGACCTCCACCCCGACGACTGGCAAGACATCTGGCCGGAGCTCGTCGACACGTCGGCTCGCACGGATGCATCCGACGATGTCCAACCCCCGGCAGGGGCGCCGGCCAACAAGGAGAGCGTCTGACATGAAGCGCTTCCTGTCATGGTTTCGACGCCGGCTGCTGGTTCGCTTGACCGTTCAGCGTGGCTTGGTTTTGCGCCCCGGCGACACGGTCGTGATTGGCGTTGATCCCGACTGGCTTGCTCGCTTCGACTTCGAGGAGCTTCAGGCGCGACTCGAGGAGCGACACGCGGGCGTGAAGTTCCTTTATGTCGCGGACTTGGGTCGGATCTTCGTGCTTGGTGGCTCGGGCTGTGAAGAATGCGGCAACGATCGAAAGAGCGGTCGTGAATAAAGCTTTGATAGCCCAATGCTCGACTCGCCGAAGCGAGCTGAGCGCATCGCGAAGCGGTGCGAGTAGGGCGTGCTGAGTGCAAATCGGTTGGCCGTAGTTGTCCTGTACGTATCGGTCGCGCCAAAGCGGTTTCATGGGGTTTCAGTTCGAAGGTTGATTCGCGGCGTGGAAACCTGATTCTGCCACGGGCGAGAGACCCCACCATTTCACTGAAAAAGGAGTGCAGATGCACCTTCCGCACCATCAAAAAATGCTCCAGCGAGCAGTCGTTGACGGCAACCTCGATCAGGTGATCGCTCGGATCGCTGCCGAAAACCCCAAGGCATTTCACGTTGACCTGGGAACGCCCGGCGCTGACGAGACGCTCTCGACGCGTACGTTCTATGACCAGCCGGCCCGGCCGACGCCGATGAAGGGCTTCATCAAGCATTACGTGCCGACGGCAGAGGCTGCGTGACATGGCGCTCACCGCGGCTGAGCAGAAGCAGATTCGCGAGGCCCTGTGTGCGATAGCGGTTCGCGGGGCTCGGTTTCCGGACGAACTGCAGCAGGCTCGCCAGAACCTGACGCAGCAGTTTGAGGCACTGAAAGCGGCTGCAACGCCGCAAGCAGCAGCAGAGAAGTGACGGCGGGCGCCGCGATGGCGCGAGCAGCGCCCGCCGGGTTGCACGGTCGTTTCATTTTTCTCTCCCTGAACATCTTTGACTGCACTTTAGTAGTCCTCATCGCGAATTAACACGTTTTATTGGAGCTATTAGTGAACATCCTAGATGCGGCACATTCGGTTGCGCTCGACTACCCCGGCGGCTGCGAATCGCTCGCACCGCGTCTCGGGATGTCGGCTCAGGTTCTGCGCAACAAGGTCAACACGAACAACGAGACGCACCACCTGACGCTCAAGAACGCCGTTGACATGACGGAGAAGACGGACGACGACCGGATTCTCGAAACGTGGGCGCGCGAGCGCGGTTATGCGCTGGTCAAGATCCCGTCGCCGGAGAACTGCTCGGACGGCGAGATCGTCGAGCTGATGGCGAAAACATGGGAGACGAACGGCGAGATCGGCAAGGAGATCATCCGCACGTTCGAGGACAACCGCGTCGAGCGGCACGAAGTGGTTCGCATCCAAGAGCGCACGTGGAAGCACTTCCAGGTGCTGCTTGGCCTCGTCAGCCGTATCGAAGGCATGGCGGAGGACCAGTAAATGGGCGCGATCCTGCAAGCCGCGGTGCAGACGATGTCGAGCCGGGAGATTGCGGATCTGGTCGAATCGCGCCACGACAGCGTCAAGCGGACGGTCGAGCGCCTCGCCGATCGCGGCGTCATCGATCTTCCACCATTGGTGGAATACCTCGACGGGCTTGGTCGTAAGGCCGCTGAGTATCAAATCGGCAAGCGCGACAGCTACGTAATCGTCGCGCAGTTGTCGCCGGAATTCACCGCGCGCCTGGTCGATCGCTGGCAGGAGCTCGAGCGGTATGCAGCGAACGCGTCGCCGGCCGTGCCGCAGACGTTCGCGGATGCTCTACGCCTGGCCGCGGATCAGCAAGAGCAGATTGACGCGCAGCGCCGGCAGATCGAGCAGCAGAAGCCGGCCGTCGAGTTCGCGCATGCGGTCCGCAACACGACGGACGCAATCAGCATCGGCGACATGGCGCGCGTTCTCGGCATCGGCCAGAACCGGCTTTTCCGCCAACTGCGCGCCGACCACCTCCTGATGGCCGACAACCGGCCGTATCAGCACTACATCGACCGCGGTTACTTCCGCATGGTCGAGAGCGTCTGGATAGACGCCGAGAAAGAGTCGCATCCCACCTTCAAGACGCTGGTCACGGGCCGCGGGCAGGTCTACCTGCAGCGCCGCTACGGCCAGCAACCGGAGCAAGCAGCATGAATACCGAACAGAACCGTCAGGCGCAGGTTGTCGACGAGCGGATGGCGCCGGCGCAGGCCGAAGAGATGAAGCGCATCGTGCGCGACGCCAGCCATCACCCGATGTTTCCGCGCATGTGCCTGTCGTGCGGGGCTCGAGAAACTCTCGACGGCTCCGTGCCGTGCGGCCACTGAGGAGCCTCGCATGGCAAAGAACTCCATCGACGCCTACGGCGCGAAAGGGAAGGGCAATGTGCTCGACTTCGATCCGGGCACGCTGGTGCTCGTGACCGATCCAGCGCACCCGCTGTTCGACGAGCGCGTCCACTGGCCGGTCGACGAGAACATGGTTCGCAACATCATGTTTCAGGGCGTGATCCAGCCGATCGAGGTGACGAAAGACCCGGAAACCGGCGAGGTTCAGGTCGTCACCGGGAGGCAGCGCGTGAAGGCAGCCCGAGAAGCGAATCGGCGACTGGTCGATCGCGGGGAGCCGCCCATTACCGTGCCGGGGATTGTCCGACGCATCCCGCGCGTCGATCGCGCGTCGGTGTTGTCGGCGGCTATCGCCAGCGAGAACGCAATTCGTCAGCAGGAGACGCCGCTCTCCACGGCCGCGAAGATGGCGCGCCAGCTGCGGATGCGCAGCGAGGCTGACGTCGCGGTCCTGTTCGGCTGCAACGTCCAGACCGTGCGGGCGACGGTTGCACTTCTCGACTGCTGCGAGGCGGTGCAGAAAGCCGTGGATGCCGGCCAGATCAATGTCACGCATGCCCGAAAGCTCGCCAAGCTGGAACCCAGCGAGCAGCGCGAGAAGGTGGCAGAGCTCGTCGAAGCAGGTGAAGGCAAGACGGGCCATGCGCGCTCCCGTGCGCAGCGTGCTGTCGTCGAGGGCGATTCAGCTCCACGCATGCGCTCGCGCAAGCAAGTCGAGACTGCGCTGGCGGCAGCGACCGGCGACGTGGCTGCTGCGCTGCGGTGGGTGCTTGGCCTCGACGCGCAAGTCCCCGGAGGGGCCGCAGAGTGAGCGTCAAGGTGATGAACGCCGTATTCGAGCGCTACCCAGATGGCGGCGGCGAAATGATTCTCGCGCTCGCGCTCGCCGATCACGCGCACGACGACGGCTCGCATATCTATCCGAGTGTGGAGACGCTGGCCAAGAAGACGCGCCAGTCGCCACGGGCTGTTCAGTACCAACTCCGGCGCATGCAGCAGACTGGCTGGCTCATTCTCGTCGGTCAGGCAAAGGGGGGCCGCGGCAACTGCCGCGAGTATCGGATCAGCCAAGAATGGATAAACGGCGCAGAACTTGCACCCATTTCGGCGGGTTCAAAGGGCGCAAAAACTGCACCGAATGGAAAGGGTGCAAACGACGACACAAAGGGCGCAACTGACGACGTAAAGGGTGCAAAACACAGCGCTAAAGGGTGCAAAGCTTTTGCACCCGAATCATCAGGAACCACCAAAGAACCGTCAGAGAACCATCAACCCGCGCGGCGTGCGCCGCGAGTTGCGTTGCATGCCGAACTTCTGAACCTCGAACTTCCGGACTGGCTCCCGTTCGAGGCATGGGATGCATGGTGCGAGCACCGCGAGGCGAAGACGACCGGCAAGAGCGGAATCCCTTGGACGCGTCCGGCGGCCCGCGTGTCGCTGAAAAAGCTCGAGCAGATCCACGGTCGGGGCATGAGCGTTGTCGACGCGATCGACGAGTCCGTGCTCCGCGGCTGGACGGGGATCTGGGAGGCGAAGGCTGCCGACGCTGCGGGCGCGGCTGGCGGTGCCGCTGACGGATGGTGGGGAACCGAGGCTGGCTGGCGCGACCAGGGCAAACGGCTGGGCATCGATGTAGCGCGGTTCCAGTACTTCGAGCAGTTCAAGGCGAAGGTCTGCAAGACGCTCGGCCCTGGGCCGTGGATGGAGCATCTGCTCGCCGCGGTCAGCCGCGAGAGCGAAGAGCGCGGCGAGCACCTGTACGCGTACCTCAACGATATTCCGCGCGACCAGATCGCGCAGCGTGAGGCTGCATGACGAAGCGGACACCCTGGCCGTTGGTCGTCCCGGCCGGAACGAAGACGGTCGGCACAGCGCGCGTGCGCGATGACGCGCGGCCGACGATGACCACGGCGCAGCGACGGATCTATGAGGCCACGGGCAACCACCCGCAGGTCGACAGCAGTTTCGATGAGATCGCCGACAGGCTCGACCCATTCGCGCCGGTGCCGCTTTCGATGACGAAGCCGAAACGCCCGCCGAAATACCGCAACACGAGGTGCGAGCACAACGGCATCAAATTCGACAGCGAGAAGGAGCGCTCGCGCTGGTTCCACCTGATCCAGCTGCAGGCGGCCGGCGTCATTCGCAACTTGCAGCTGCAGGTCCCGTTTGTTCTCACCGATCGCAAGCAGCGCGACGACGGCACGTGGGAGCGGGCATCCAAGTATGTCGCCGACTTCGTCTACTTCGACGTCGCGACGGGCAAGCAGGTCGTCGAGGACGTGAAGTCCGTGGCGACGCGGAAGAACCGTACGTACATCCAGAAGCGCAAGCAGATGCTGGAGAAATACGACATCACGATCAAGGAGGTTTGATGGCTGAAGGAAAGATGGGCTTCACGTCGCGCCGCATCTGCGAATGTCTTCGCGACAATCCGGAGATCTCCATGGCGACGATCGCGAACAAGCTCGATGCGAACATCGAGACGATCAAGAAGCCGGTGAGGAGGCTCGTCGAGCTGGGATACGTCAAGCAGGGCGCCCGGCGGAAGGATGGCTTCACCTATCGCCTTACCGGCAAGCCCTTCCCGTCATCTGCCGACTGGAAGGTAACGCCTGCCTATGCGGCGACGCTACAACGTCGGGCGGCATTCGATGATGCATTCAGCGTCGTGATTCCTGCGATGAGGGCAATGGTCGACGTCGGCAGGGTTGCGGCATGAGGCTCTATCTCGCCGGCCCGATGAGCGGGTATCCGGAGCTGAACTTCCCGGCATTCAATGCCGAGGCATCCCGCCTGCGCGGCCTTGGCTTCCGAATCGTGAACCCGGCCGAGATCAACGCGAATTCGGGTGCCGACTGGCTCTCATGCATGCGAGCTGACATCAAGCAACTGGTCGACTGCGACGGTATCGCGCTGCTTCACGGCTGGCAGCAGTCTCGCGGGGCAAACATCGAGCACGCGCTCGCGCGCGGCCTTGGCTTGCGCGTGTACCAGGCGCGGCATCTGGTCGGCCTCGCCGGAAGCATGCCGGTGCTTTCGGGCGAAGTGCTGGCGCCGCAACAGATGGAGGTCGCGTGAAGCGATCCGCGCCCCTACAGCGCCGCACGCCGTTGAAATCGAGCGGATTCAAGCGCAAGGCGCATTCGCCTTTCAGCAGTCTCGCATCGGCATCGACGCTCAAGCGCCGAAGCGCGATCAAGAGCCGGATCAAGAAGCCGACTGTCGCCGAGGGCGCGAAGTATCTGGCCGCCTGCCGCGGCGAGCCGTGCTATCTGCGCGTGCCAGGCGTCTGCCGTCTCAATCCGCTCGACGACACGGTGGTGCCGTGCCATTCGAACCAAGGGCGCCACGGGAAGGCCGGCAACCTGAAGGCGAAAAACGAATTCACGGTTCCGGGCTGCATGTGGTGCCACGCATGGATCGATCAGAACCGCGTCGGCACGCCGATGCAGGTCAAGTTCGATGTGTGGGATCGGGCATTTGAAGAATGGGTGCCGGTGCGCGCCCGAAAGATGGGAATTGAGGAGGAAGCGTGCGACTTGTCGTGAAGATGGCTCTACCGGCCGTGCGCCACTGGCGCCACTACCGCGCGAATTGGGCGACGTTTGAATGCCGTGCGGTTCGCTTGCGCGGCCCGGTTCGTCAGGGAATTCCATCGAAGCCAGTGCCGGCATGGATCTACGCAGATGTGATCGTGCCGGACAAGTACCGCGATCAGGCGGCGCCGCATGCATGGAATCCGGACGGCACATATCCAGTTGAGGTGCCGGTGAACTGGAATGCAAAGACCCTCGCGCCGTTTCTCGCGAGCGGCGAACTTGAATGGAATGTGGAGGAAAACGCGTGACCGCATTTGCATACATCGACATCGCCGACGTGCCGACTCATCTGCGTGAAACGAGCGCGCAACGCATCGACAGCCTAACGGGCGCGACACTCATCGCATTCGAAGGCTGCCCGCTCGTCGGCCAGAGTGAGCCGGAAAAGCCACAGCAGATCGAGTTTCCATTCCCGCGACTGCAGGCGATCAGATGGCAGTTGGTCGAGTGGCTGTCGTATTACGGGATCAACTTCACGGTCGTGTTCTGACGTCCCGCAGGCAAAAACGAAATATCGAAATTGATGAAAACACAAGGAGCCAGCATGCAAGCGGTCAAACACGAAGGCATATTCAAGAGCCCGCAAGAGGCCATCGTTTTCGCATGCAACTACAGTGACCAGCAATACGCGCTGTCGCCGATGGCGAAGATCCTGCAGCGCGGTGCGTACGGAAGCGGGCGCGGGCTGATCGGCCTCGACGGCGCCGGCCAGGCGGGCATGGTGTTCGCCGAACTGCACCGACTCGACTACTGGCAGTTCGTCGCGCTTGTGTCGAGCAAGATCAAGCGAAGCGAGCAATGCAATTGCGGGTTCGCTTGCTGCCGCGGTTGGAAGATCACGAAGCAATTTGATGAGGCGGTTAGCCAGCTCGCGGATCACGTCGGCGAGGCATTAACGCCTGTTCCACCCGTGAAGGAGTTTCGGCGCGCGGTCATCATGAAGTACTTCGGCGAGAAGGAGAACGTGATGATCGTCGCGGAGAACCTTGGAATTCCGCCTCGCACGGCTGAACGCCACGCGGCGGCGATCCGTCGTTACATCAAGGATCTCGAGAAGAACGGACTGACGAAGCTGAGCGAGCGCCTCGACGAAATTGGCATGCTGATCTCGGAAACTGCTTGACTGGCGGGAATCCCCGCCATATAGTCCGTTTTCATATACCGTACCAATGGTGCGAACACAAAGCCCGCGAGCGAAAGCAAGCGGGCTTTTTGCGTTTGGAGCTCAGATGGACAACCAGCACAAGCACATCAAGGGCTACCGCGATCTGTCGCAGTACGAGATCGATCTCATGAACGAGATCAAGGCGAAGGGCGCGGAACTTCTCGCGTTGCAGGCGCGGCTTACCGGGTTCCTCGACACGCAGTGGGAAACGAAGTGTGCCGATGCGCTGCGTTCGCTCGACAGGCCCGAGGCGGCCGGTGTCTCGATCTATGTGGGCGCGACCGACGAGTGTCGCGAGTTCCGGCGTTTCAACGAGGCCGAGCCGCGCCGTTGGGCGGATATCGGTAAGACCGACATCCAGACCGGCGTGATGGCGCTCGTGCGCGCCGTCGCGCAGCCAGCAGGTGTTTGAGCAGCGAGCATCAAAGCAATGGGTCGAAAGCTGACGACACTCAAGCCGCGCGTGCAGGTACTGACAGCCACGCGCGTGCCGATGCTCGAAGCGAAGGCCGGCACGACGCCGCGCATTCGCGGTAGTCGATGGGTCAAGACGCGGCAGCGCATCGCTGTCGCGCAGGAGTTCAAGTGTCGGCGCTGCGGCTGCGTGTGGTTGCCGTGGCGAGATCAGGTCGATCACGACGTGCCGCTCGAGCAAGGCGGCAGCAACGACGACGGCAATCTGCAGCTGCTCTGCGATGACTGTCACAAGGTGAAGACGGCTGAGGAGGCGCGCAGCCGTTCGGTGCGCCTGTGAATGCGATAGATTCGCATTTGAGGCGGGGGGGTGTCGAAAGTCTGGCGTTGCACATCGCGGGACACCGCCCGACCTCCTACGCGGAGAAAAAATCGCCCCTGGAGGATTTTGTTAATGGCTTTAACAGGCAAAAAGAGGCTATTCGCCGATGCCGTTTTAGCCGGGAAGTCCAATAGGGACGCGGCAATCGCGGCCGGCTACAGCGCTAAGACGGCGTCGGCGGCCGGATCGCGACTTGTTAAAGACAAGGACGTCGCCGCGTACCTCGCGGAGCGCAAAAAGAGGCCCGCGCCGAAGGGGAAGTCGGCACCGCCGGCGGGAGACGACCCGGTCACGCAAGCGGCGGTCGCCGCCGGGTTCGATCTGGCCGCGATCCTCACTTACAAGGATCCGAAAGACTTCCTGCTCGCAGCGATGAACGATCAGCTCACCGAGCCGAAGCTGCGCATCGACGCGGCAAAGTCCCTCATGCCGTTCATGCACCAGAAGCTCGGCGAGGGCGGCAAGAAGGATGCGCAAGCGGAGGCCGCGAAAAAGGCGGCCAGCAAATTCGGCGCACTGACGCCCCCGAAGCTCGTCGTCAACAACAGGAAGTGATGCATGGAATGGTCAACCGCATGTCCGGACTGGGCCGAACGGCTCAAGTCGGGGAGGTCGATCATTCCCCCGCCGATCTTCCCGGAGCAGGCCGAGCAGGCGCTCGCTGTATTCAAGGAGCTGAAGATCGTCGACGCGCCGGGTAGCCCGACGTTCGGTGAATCGTCGGCGGAGTGGGTGTTTGATCTGGTCGCATCGATCTTCGGTGCCTATGACGCGGAGAGCGGCCGGCGCCTGATTACTGAGTGGTTCGTCTGCATCCCCAAGAAGAACAGCAAGTCGACGCTTGCCGCGGGGATCATGATGACGGCCATGATCCTGAATTGGCGCATGTCGGCGGAGTACGCAATCCTCGCCCCGACGATCGAGGTCGCGAACAACAGCTTCGCGCCGAGCCGGGACATGGTGAAGCATGAGGAGGAGCTGGACGATCTCTTCCAGGTGCAGACGCACATCAAGACGATCACGCACCGAACGACTGGCGCGACGTTGAAGGTGGTGGCGGCCGATTCGAACACGGTCGGCGGGAAGAAGAGCGTCGGTACGCTGGTTGATGAGGTGTGGTTGTTCGGCAAGCAGGCGAATGCCGAGAACATGCTGCGCGAAGCGATCGGCGGCCTGGCATCGCGTCCGGAAGGGTTCGTGATCTACCTCACGACGCAATCGGATGATCCGCCGGCCGGCGTGTTCCTACAGAAGCTGCGTTATGCGCGCGACGTGCGCGACGGGAAGATTCACGATCCGTGCTTCGTGCCGGTGATCTTCGAGCATCCGCCGGACATGGTCGAGCGGAAGGAGCACCTGCTCTCCGAAAACCTTGGGATGGTCAATCCGAACCTCGGCTACTCGGTCGACCAAGCGTTTCTGGAGCGCGAATTCCGCAAGGCGAAGGAGGGCGGCGAAGAGTCGTTCCGCGGCTTCCTCGCGAAGCACGCCAACGTCGAAATCGGGCTCGCGCTCCGGTCGGACCGGTGGGCGGGCGCCGATTATTGGGAGAGGCAAGGCGTCCAGCGGCTCTCGCTCGAGGATCTGATTGCCCGGTCCGAGGTGATCGACGTCGGCATCGACGGCGGCGGCCTCGACGACTTGCTCGGTCTGGCTGTGGCGGGGCGCGAGACCGGTACAGGAAACTGGCTCCTCTGGACGCACGCGTGGGCGCATCCATCGGTGCTCGAGCGACGCAAGGCCGAGGCCGCGCGCTTCGAGGACTTTTCGAAGGATGGCGACCTGACGCTCGTCGAGGTGATCGGCGACGACGTCGACGAACTGGCCGGGTACGTCGCGCAGTGCGAGCGATCAGGTCTGCTCGACAGAGTCGGCGTAGACCCTGCGGGGATTGGCGCGATCCTTGACGCACTCGTCGATGCCGATGTGCCTGAGGATAAGGTGCTCGCGATCTCGCAGGGCTGGAAACTCACTGGCGCGATCAAGACGACCGAGCGGAAGCTCGCCGAAGGCGGCCTGCTTCACGGCGGTCAGCGTCTTATGAACTGGTGCGTCGGCAACGCGCGCGTCGAGCCGCGCGGCAACGCGATCCTGATCACCAAGCAGGCCAGCGGCACCGCGAAGATCGATCCGCTGATGGCGACCTTCAACGCGGTATCCCTGATCAGCCTGAATCCGCAGTCGGCACCGAAACCTGGAATTGTGATCCTATGAGCGAAGCGGTATTCAAGGCAGCGCAGGCGAAGGCCCGGACGCCGGGTTCGTCGGTGCTCAATGCCTGGCGCGCGCAGCATGGGCCCGAGGCGACGGGGCGCATCAACAACATCAACGAGACGCGCCAGAGCCTTACCGTTCAGGAGTTGGCGAACATCATCGGTGGCGGTGCGATCAGCAACGCCGGCCCGGTCGTGAACGAGACGACCGCGATGAAGGTGTCGGCGGTCTACGCGTGCGTCGCGTTGATCGCGGGCGCGATCTCGACTCTGCCGATGCCGGTCTATCAGCGCACCGCGACGGGCCGGGAGCGCGTCGAGCATCCGTATTGGTGGCTCCTGAATGAGCAGCCCGACGCGGACGTTTCCGCGGCGGTGTTCTGGGAGTACATGGTCGCGGCCCGGCTGTTCTACGGCGACTGTTTCGCTGAGATCGTGCGCCCGTCGTTTCGCAGCAACCTGGTGACGGGATTCAAGGCGCACCACCCGCTGCGCGTTTTCCCGTTCCGCGACAGTCAAGGCGATCTGTATTACCGCGTGCAGCCACTTGTCGGCGCCGAGTACATCCTGCATCCGGCCGACATCATCCATATCCCGAGCCTCGGCTACGACGGGATTCGCAGCCCGAGCCCGATCACGTATGCAGCTCGCCAGTCTGTCGGGACGTCGCTCGCGGCGGCTGAGTACAGCGCGCGATTTTTCTCGAATGGAGCCCGCCCGGACTTCGCGCTGACGACCGACGGCAACATGACAGAGGAGCAAGCGAAGCTTCTCCGCGCGACATGGGGCGAGCGCCATAGCGGCGTCGCAAACTCGCACCTTCCGGCGATCCTCACCGGCGGATTGAAGGTTCAGGAACTGACCATGTCGCCGGTTGACGCGCAAATCCTCGACACCTGCAAATGGGGCCTCGAGGAGATCTGCCGGGTGCTCGGTGTTCCGCCGTTCATGGTCGGATCGACCGAGAAAACGACGTCGTGGGGAAGTGGCCTCGAAAACATGGGGCGCGGCTTCGTGAAATTCACGCTTTTGCGCGATTTGCGCAAGTTTGAGCAGGAATTCAACCGGAAATTGTGGCCGACTCGGCAAAAATTCTTCGTCGAATTCGACGTTTCAGGCATGGAGCGAGGCGATCTCAAGAGTGAGAACGAAGCGCTCCGAATCGCGCTCGGCCGCGCTGGCGAACCCGGCTGGATGACTCAAAACGAGGTCCGCCACATCAAGCTTCTGCCTCCCGTGGAGGGCGGCGACACGATCAACAGCGGGGTCGCCCAAACGGCGAACGTGGCTGAACCCGCACCGGCGACCGAGACGGCGCCGAAGCCGGGCGGTCAACCTGACGAAGGAGCATCATGAGCAAGCTGATTCAACTGTTGGCGAAGAATCGTCGGCCGGGACGCCCGCGCGCGTTCGCGGTGCAGGGCGATGACGTGACCATCTATATCTATGACGCCATCGTGCCCGATGACGATACGGCGGAATGGTGGGGTGGCGTCTCGGCGCAGTCGCTCGTTCCGCAGATCCGCGCGATCAACGGTGGCACGATCCATTTGCGGATCAACTCGCCGGGCGGTGACGTGTTCGCGGCACAGGCAATCTGTGCGGCAATCCGCGACACCGGCGCCAAGGTGATCGCGCACATCGACGGTTACGCCGCGAGTGCGGCAACCATCATCGCATCGGCCGCCGACGAGGTCGAGATGTCGGACGGCGCGATGTACATGATTCACTGCGGATGGACGATCGCCATCGGCAACTCGGCCGATATGACGGCCGTGGCGGCGCTGCTGGACAAGACGGACGGCGTCATCGCCAGTCAGTATGCGAAGCGCTCGGGCAAGAGCGCTGACGACATGAAGACGCTGATGCAAGCCGAAACGTGGTTCACGGCCGAAGAGGCCGTCGAAATCGGCCTGGCAGATCGAATCGCCGAAAGCGCCGAGAAGGTTCAGGCGTCATGGGATCTGAGCGCGTACGCGAACGCGCCGAAGCCGGAAGCGCTGCAGCAGCCCGAGAGCATCGACGCAATCACCGCCGAGCATCGACATCGTCAGCAACAGCGCCTCCGCATGCTGAACTGCATCAACCATCAGTGACGCGCCTCGCGCAACTGAGATCAGCCGCCCTCGGGCGGTTTTTTTTCGTCCCTACGACCTGCGCGAGCGGTCAACCCTGAACGGAGAGAGTCACATGAAGCTGCAACAGCTGCGCGAGTTGCGCAACCAGAAGGCGAAGGAAGCGAACGAGCTGAACAACAAGTACCCGGCCGACCAGCGCATGCCGGCGGCCGACGCCGAGCGCATGGATGCGATCCTGGCCGAAATCGAGGCGATCGACACCGACATCGCGCGCGAGAATCGCCGCGTGCAGCTCGCATCTGATGACCCCGCTGCACAGCACGCTGCAGCGCTGAACGCAGCGACGCGCACGCCGGGCGCGCATGGCGATGAATCGCGCGCACTGCGTGCCTTCATGGCGGGCGGCATCTCCAACATGGCCGATGAAGACCGCGTACGCATGCTTGCGCGCCAGACGCCGGACATCCGGAACGCCATGTCGACCACGACGAGCACTGAGGGCGGCTTCACGGTTGCGACCGAGTACCAGCGCTCGCTGGAAATCGCGATGAGGGCGTACGGCGGCATGCGGACCGTTGCGCACGCGATCCGTACTGCGACCGGCGCGACGATGAACTTCCCGACAACCGATCCGACGAGCGAGGAAGGCGAAATCGTCGGCCAGAACGCCCCGGTGAGCGGCCTGGACACCGCGTTCAATAACCTCCAGCTGGCGGTGTTCAAGTACAGCTCGAAGAAGATCGCGCTGCCGTTCGAACTGGTGCAGGACAGCTTCATCGACATCGAGGCGTACATCCAGAGCCTGCTCGCGATGCGCCTCGGCCGCGTCCAGAACCGCCACTTCACGATCGGCGACGGCGTGACGCAACCGAACGGCATCGTCACGGCCGTCGGCACGGGCAAGATCGGCGCGACCGGTCAGACGCTCAACGTCATCTATGACGACTTCGTCGACCTCGAGCACTCGGTCGACCCGGCATACCGCAGCATGCCGGGCGTCGGCTACATGATGCATGACTCGTCGGTGAAGGTCGTTCGCAAGATCAAGGACGCCCAGAACCGCCCGATCTTCGTGCCGGGTTACGAGGCCGACGCGATGATCAACGGCGGCGCTCCGGACCGCCTGATGGGCCGCCCGATCTACATCAACCAGCACATGCCGGTGATGGCCGCGAACGCGAAGTCGATCCTGTTCGGCCAGCTCAACAAGTACGTCATCCGCGACGTGATGGATCTCACGATCTTCCGCATGACCGACTCGGCCTTCACGCTGAACGGTCAGATCGGCTTCGTCGGCTTCCTCCGGACCGGCGGCAACCTGATCGACGCCGGCGGCGCCGTCAAGGCATACGCCAACTCGGCGACGTAAGCGCTGCTGCTCGGAGCGCGGCGGACTTCGGTTCGCCGCTTCTTCTTCCTCCAGGAGTAAATCATGGCAAAGACGCAAACCGCGCGTGCGCGCGCGCTTTCGGACAACGAGAGCCTTGGATTCAAATGCGAGCAGCTCGTCGAGGGCCCGGAGAAGGTCATCCAGGCACTCACGGACGCCGGCGCGGTCGACAACCATTCCGACGCGGTCGACTACGCCACGAAGCAGGGCGCAAAAGTGGTCGCTCTCGCCGATCCGGATGCGGCAGCGGAACTCGCGGCATCGGTGATCGAGAACAAGCAGGCCGAAGCGGACGGCGCGGCCCAGGATCCGGCGGCGTAAGGCATGGGGATCAGGCTCACACAGGCACCCGCGGAGGAGCCGGTCACGCTGGAGGAGGCGAAGCTGCACCTCCGCGTGATCGACTCGTCCGAAGATACGCTGATCTCGCTGCTTATCAGCGCTGCGCGCGTGCACGCGGAGAATGTCTGCCGGCGCGTGTTCGTCACGCAGAAGTGGGATCTGTTCCTCGACGCGTTTCCGTTCTACACGTACTACGGAGTGATCCCCGGATACGTGCCGGTCGACCAGCTGCCGGCTGCATGGATGACGATGCGGAACTACGCGGTCCGCTTTCGCGGCAGCAAGATCGACATCCCGTTCCCGCGGCTGCAATCGGTCGATGCGGTGAAGTACATCGATGCGTTCGGCAACCGGCAGACGATGGACCCATCGCTGTACGTCGTCGACAACATCAGCGAGCCGGGTGTCCTGACTCCGGCGACCGGGACGTATTGGCCCGACACGCTCAACACGACGAACGCGGTGCAGATCAGCTTCACGGCCGGCTACGGCGACGCATCGGCTGTCCCCGCGGGGATCAAGTCGTGGATCCTGATCCGCCTCGCGACCCTGTTCGAGAACCGCGAGGAGGTCGCGATTCTCAATCGTGGCCAGGTGCATGACCTACCGTATGTCGATCAGATTCTCGATCCGTACCGTATCTGGGGGTACGCCTGATGCGCTCGGGAGATTTCAACCGGCGCATCACGATCCAGGTCAAGCAGGCTGGCCAGGACGATCTCGGGCAGCCCTTGACGAGCTGGGTCGACTTCGCGAAGGACGTGCCGACAAATCTTCTCGCCTCGACCGGCAAGGAATACGTCAACTCCGGCGAGGAGATAAGCAAGGCGCAGGTGAGCATGCGGATTCGCTGGAGGACTGACATCACCGCGGCGATGCGCGTGCTGTACGACGACGGCATCTTCAACATCGAGGCCGTGCTGCCGGATTACGCAGGGCGCCGGTATGTCGATCTGGCGTGCAGCGTGGGAGCGAACAATGGGTGATCCATCTGGCTCGATCGTTGCGAATCCACTGTCGGCCGAGCTGATTGTCGTCGGCGCGCTGAAGTCTCTCGTCGCGAATGGCGACGGGACGCACCGATGCTATCCGGACATCGCGCCGGAGGGAGCTGCAAGACCGTACATCACGTATACGGCGGCCGGCGGTCAGTCGACGAACTACCTCGACGACACCGTCGCGCTGCAGAACTCGCGGATGCAGCTGAATGTGTGGGCTGACGATCGCGCCGGCGCAAGTCGGCTCATGCAGGCTGTGATTGCAGCGCTCACTGGCCCACCGATTAACGCCACGAGCGTCGGCGCGCCAGCAAGCGTGTATGAGGCAGATACGAAGCTGCGCGGATCGCGCCTCGATTTCTCGATCTGGTTCACCCCGTAATTCCCGGCCCGCGTAAGCGGGCATTTTCTTTTGAGAGGTATGGACATGGGATCCACCGCAGTTTCGGCGCAGGGCTCGAAGATTGAAATCCAAGGTTCGGGAGTCAGTACGCCGAAGAACATCTCTGGTCTGGCGCTCGGGTTTCCGACGATCATCTCGTCGTCGGCACACGGCTTCCAGAACGGCGACATCGTCACGTTCGCCGGCCTGCTCGGCAACACGACCCTGAACGGTGTCACGGCGACTGTGAAGAACGTCACGTCCGGGACGTATGCCGTCGACGTCGATACGACGGGGGGCACCGCCTATACCAGCGGCGGCACGGCGACGCCTAATACCTGGGTCAAGGTCAAGAACGCAAAGGCGTTCAAGGGCTTCGATGGCAAGCCGGCGAAGATCGACGTGACCAACCTCGACAGCGCGATGAAGGAATCGCGCCCCGGTCTGGTGGACGGGGGGCAATTCAGCGTCGATGTCGACATCGATGTGACCGACCCCGGTCAACAGGCGTTGCGCGCCAATTTCCTCACCGGCGCAATCACGAACTTCCGCTTGACGCTACCGAATGGCAAGACGCGTACGTTTCCGGCGTACGTCGAATCGTTCCCGTGGGACGGCGGCGTCGATAAGGTCGTGACGTCGACCGCCAACCTCATCATCACCGGCCTCTGGACCGACGCGTAACGCGCGGTTGCGGCTCACTATCAGGAATTGATCTACACCATGACGACTTTCTCGAAAGACAACAAGGCGACGATCCTCGCTGCACCGCACCTCAAGACCGACCGCGTTGATGTGCCCGAATGGGGCGACGGCGTGACGGTCATCGTCGCAGAAATGACCGGCGCGGCACGCGACGCGTTCTACGCCGCGCGCGACGGCGCCGACAAGAACGCGATCAGCGAATCGCAGGCTCAGCTGCTGATGGCGACTGTCGTTGACGATGCTGGTCAGCCGGTGCTCGACGATGGCGATATTGCCGCGCTGCGCGCGCAGGGCAGCGCCGTGCTCGACCGAATCGCGGACGCCGCGATGAAGATCAACGGCATGACCGCGACGGCGGTGGAGGATGCGGCAAAAAACTCCGCAGCCGCCCCGAGCGGCGGTTCTGGTTCCGCCTCGCCGGCCATCTCGGCTGCACAGTAGGCGAGCTGCAGCAGCGCATCACGAGCGCGGAATTCGTCGAATGGATGGCGTTTTTCGACATGGAGCCATGGGGCAGCCATATCGACGACCTCCGCGCCGGCACGATCGCGTCGATGGTCGCGAACGTCAACCGCGACACGGAAAAGCGGCCGGATCCGTTTGAGCCGCTTCACTTCATCACGTGGAACGATCGGCGCGCATCGGAGAAGGAGCCCGAGCCGATCCTGCTCGACGATCCCGAGGCGCAATCGCAGCTGATTCTCATGAGCATGTCCCCGGCGAAGCATGGCTGACAGTCTTTCAATCGAAAACCCGGATGGCCTGACTGCAGCAATCGACGCTCTTTCGCAGGTCGCGAGTGAGTCGGTTTTGCGGCAGGCGACCGTCGCCGGCGCGCGCGTGATCTTCGACGAGGTGAAGCTGCGCACGCCGATCGGCATCGCAACGTGGGAGAGCCGAAACGGGAAGCAGAAGCGCTATCCGGGCTTCCTCCGGGACAACATCCTGATCGCTTACGACAAGGAGCGATCCGCCGACGGGCTTCGCGCGACGTACCTGGTGACGTGGAGTAAGGATGCCTTCTATGGGAGATTCGTCGAGTACGGCACGTCGAAGATGGCCGCGAATCCTTTCTTGCGCCCTGGATATGACGCCTCGAAGGACGCCGCGGCAGAGAAGTTCGGCGAAGTGATTGACGAGAAGGTCAAGGAGTTGACGAGTGGCTAACGAAACCGTTGTCCGGTTGACCGGCGATGCGTCCGGATACGTCTCCGAGATGGAGCGTGCGCGCAAGAGCGCCGCCGATTTCATGACGAGCCAGGACACGCTTCGTCAGCGCATGACCAATACGGTCACGGCGATCGAGAATTCTCGAAAGGCCATCAAGGAGCAGGGCGACGAGGCGCTGTTGGCGTTCAACAAGTCCGCACGTTCGGCTGAAAACTGGCTGAACGCGCTCCAGAAGCAGGCCGATCAGGCCGGAAAGACGCGCGCTGAACTGATGGAGCTTCGAGCGGCCGAGCTGGGCGTGTCCGACGCTGCGCAGCCGTTCATCGACAAGATCAAGTCTGCCGAGGCGGCCATGAATGGCGGCGGCCATGCTGCGCACGGTTTCAACCTCGCGACAGCCGGCGCCCGGCGCGAACTTCTCGTTTTGGCTCACGAGGCATCGCAGGGCAACTGGAAGAATTTCGGCGGCTCTCTCATGGTGCTTGGTGAGCGTACGGATGCGATGTCGATGCTCATGACCAAGAGCGTGCTCTCGGTCGGCGCGTTCATCGCCGTTATCGCGTCCGCAGCGGCCACCGTCTACCACGCACGCGAAGTCCTCGCCGATTATGGTGAGCAGATCGAGACCCTGCACCAGAAGACGGGCGTCTCGACCGACAGCATCCAGCAATGGGCCTTCGCAACGAAGTCTGTCGGTGTCGACACGAAGGAGGCGACAAAGTCCCTGGCTGGCCTCGGTGAAGCGCAAAACAAGGCGATCAACGGGAACAAGGATTCCGCAAAGGCGTTCGCTGCGATCGGAATTTCGCTTGCGGACCTCAAGAAGAACAGCCCGGACGAGCTGCTCCCGAAGATTGCCGACGCGTTCCATCAGTCGGCGGACGGGGCAGCCAAGGCCGCCGTCGCGAACGAGTTGTTCGGTGCATCCGGAGAAAGCCTGATTCCGTTGCTCGATCGCGGGCGGGCTGGCCTTGATGCGCTTCGCGCCGCTGCCGCTGAATCCGGTGCCGTGATCGGTGGCGAGACGATCGCCAAGATGGCCGCCCTCAAGGAGCAGATGGATCTGTCGAAGGCGAAGATGGACGCCTTGACGCTGAGCGCGAAGGCCCAGCTCCTGCCGACGATCATCAACCTCACCAATGCGCTGAGCGGCAACGTCGCGATGAAGCCCTTGATGATGGACTTTTACAACGCGGTAGGCGTCGTGATGAAGGCCACGGCCTCCGCGATCGCTACCGTCGTGGTCGGTTTCGAGCAGGTATCCGAGGTCATCGCGACCACTGCGATGGTGACGTATTACGCGTCGTCGGGTCAGTTCAAGATGGCCTACGACTCGGCGAAGGTCGGGTATGAAAACCTCAAGAAGCAGGGCGAAGGCTATTCGCAATTCATGCGTAAGTTATGGTCGGACACGACCGCGCCCGATGCGCATTTGCCGGGGCAAACGGGTACCAACCAGATCAATTTCGCGAAGGGTGAGAACGGCGCGCATCCGAAGGCGTATCACGACGACGCTGCGACGAAGTTCCTGCAGCAACTGCGCGATCAGGCCGCAGAACTGCAGTCGCAGTTGGCCACGACCGACAAGTTGACGAACGCCGAAAAGGAGCTCGCCAAGTTCAACCAGCAGATCAGCGACTGGAAGGGCAAGACGCTCACTGAGGATCAGAAAAGCCTGATCGGGCATCAGGTCGAGATTCGCATTCAGTTGCAGAAGAACATCGAACTCGAGAAAGAGGTGAAGCACCGCGAGGATGTGGCGAAGCTCCAGGAGCGTTCCGCGCAGCTGGCTCAATCCATTGCGGCATTCCAGAAAGGCCAATCTGAGCAGTATTCGCGCGAGCTGGGCGCGATCGGGATGGGTGCGGACGCCCTGAAGAACGTCCAGGCCATCAAGTCCATTTACAAGGAATATCAGCGCCTGCAGGAGCAGCTTGATAAGGCGACGCCGAAGGAGCTGATCGGCGGCCCGGATTACCAAAAGGCGGCCGGCGAGATTCAGGCCGGGCTGCAGCGGTCCCTGCAGGACTACGACGAGTACTACGCCGCGCTGAAGCTTAAACAGGCGAACTGGATCAACGGCGCGTCGACCGCGCTTGCGAACTATATGGACGAGTCGCAAAACAAGATGAAGCAGACCGAACAGCTGTTCAATACCGTAACGAGCGGGATGGAGTCTGCCTGGGTCAACTTCACGCAGACCGGGAAGCTCAGCTTCACGTCGCTGGTGAACTCAGTAATTGCGGACCTCGCGCGCATGTCGGCAAAGGCGGCGATCAGTGGGCTTCTCGGAAACTTCGCGTCGATCGGTGGCTCTCTGATCGGCGGCTTCTTCGGGGCGAATGCCGGTGTTGCCGCACCCGTCTCGAGCGCGTTGCCGGGTGACTCACTCGACAACATGATCAATCTGACAAACGGATTCGGCACCGGCCATGCGGACGGCGGATACATCACCGGACCTGGCAGTGGCACTAGCGACAGCATCATGGCTCGACTGTCGAATGGCGAATTCGTGGTGAACGCCGCTGCGACGTCGAAGTACCGCGGCTTGCTCGAGGCGATCAACGGCAAGCAGCCGGTTGCGGCCGCGCCGCGATTCGCAACGGGTGGCTACGTCGGTTCCTCGACGCCGGTTTCGGGTAGCTCCAGCAACGGCATGACGGTCATCGTCGACGCCCCGGTCACTGTAACGGGCGGCAATGGCACGTCCGCTGCCGAACAGCAAAACAGCGCCGAGCTGTCCAAGAAGATCAAGCAGGCTGTTCAGGCTTTGTTGCAGAACGAGCGTAGGCAGGGCGGCGTGCTCTGGAAGCTACAGAACGGATTGAATTAAATGCCCGACACCTTTATTTGGATTCCCACCGTCGCGCAGTATGCCGGTACGACAAAGCTGCGCGTGCGCAAGTCGCAATTCGGCGACGGGTACGAACAGACGGTGCCGGACGGAATTAACAATCGTGTGCTGTCGTACGCGGTGCAGTTCGTCGGCGGAGCCGACACGATCTCGGAGATTCTCGCCTTCCTCGATGCGCACGTCGGCGTCGGGTTCTATTGGACTCCTCCGCTGCGGCAGCAGTCGCTTTTCAAGTGCGACACATACGCAGACTCCATCCCGGATAACGGCACGTATTCCGTGACGGCGACGTTCACGCAGACATTCGACCTCGGATCATGACAGCACTTCAAAAAATCAATCAGGGCACGGCGCCTGCTGGCTCAGACGGCGATACCGTGCGCTCGGCGTTCTCGAAGGTGAATTCGAATGTCGACGTGCTTAATACGCAAGCGGCGCTCACGTCGTCTGCGGTGATCACCGCAGCGCAGGCGCTGACGAACGCACACGTCGGCAAGCGTGTGAATATCAACCTGACGAGCGCGGGCACGATCAACATGCCGGCAGCGTCGACATGCGCCGCTGATCAGGTGACGCTTCTGCGCAATATCGGCACTACCGTCGTGACGCTCGCGATCGCGACTGGCTCAGGCGACACGGTTGCGCTGTCGAAGCTCAATCCAGGCGAGTCTGCGCTGATGGACACGGACGGTGTGCACGTGTGGTCGGTTCTGATGCGCGGGCGCACGAACGGCGATAACGAGGTCGTCAATGGAAACTGCGCGGTCAATGGAAATGCGAACGTAGCTGGCACCCTTGGCGTTAAAGGATCAACCAGTCTTACTTCGCTCAACGTTACAGGGGCTAGCAATCTTGCATCGCTTAGCGTAACAGGCGCGGCTGCAGTGGATTCGCTGTCCAGTAGCGCATCCGGAGGTGTCGCGGCTGGGACAGGCGGCGTCACTCAGAGTGGGGCGGGCAATCAGAAGGCGGTATTAAGCAACGGGTTCGTATTCTCGTCAGCAACGGGTGGCATAAATCCGGCATCTGATAAGTATGTCGAAATGTACCATGACGGCACGACAGCGGGCTTAGCTATGGCCACGGGCGTCAACGATTGGGCTGGAATCATTACCGCAACGGCCGCGCAGAAGTCTGCAGGAATACCGTCAGTATTCGGGAGAAACTCTCCTGTTGTTTGGGCGTACTTCAATGGCTTGTCCACACTACCTGCCAGCATTACGACGTTTGGATGCACCGTAGCGCGCCTTGGTGTGGGATCCGTGCGAGTCTACCTAAGTTCGGTGTTTACGTTTGCTACGCATATGCTGATTATTGGTGGTATTCCAGTATCTAACGGGACCAATTGGGTTATCCCGCAAATAACCAACTTCGCGAGTGACGGTTCATATGTTGATATTGGCGGCCTTGCCACTGGCAGCGGAACGGGATCTGCTGCGGAATTGCTGCTCAGCCTACTCATCCTTAAAGTAAGGTAATCGGAGAAACTATGCGCTATAGAATGACAGCCACAGGTACTGAAAAGGTCGATGATGACGGTTCCGTAATTCCTATTGTTGCGGACACCGATGAGTACGCAGCGTTCTATCAGTGGATGCTTGACGGAAATCAGCCAGAGCCTCCTGAGCCGCCTACCGCGCCTGCGAAACCTACGCGCGAGGATCAGGTTGCGGAAGCACTTGCCAAATTGCAGGCACTAACTGTACAGATTGCCGCGTTGCAGGCGGCATGATGATTACGACGGATATTCAACTCCTAGAGCCAGGTCGGCTTGTCGAGTTGTTTGAGGTCGATTGCACAGCGATCGGCGGTGACATGCTGCGCTTCCACGGTCATCTGCAATCGACATCGATCTGGTGGCAGGGCAACGAGTACAAGCCATGGCCGATTCAGGCGAGCGGATTCGAGCACACGTCTAGCGCGCAGCAGCCGTCGCCGACGCTTTCTGTCGGAAACGTCGGCGGCACGATCTCGGCGCTATGCGTCTTCCTTGGCGACATGGTCGGCGCGAAGGTGCGGCGCCGGCGCACGCTGACGAAATATCTGGATTCGGTGAATTTCCCGGCCGGCAACCCGACTGCAGATCAGACGCAAGAGATGGCGCCTGAGCTTTGGTACATCGAGCAGAAGACCGGCGAGACGAACGCGCAGGTCGATTTTATGCTCTCGTCGGCGCTCGACTTTGGCGGCCAGCAAGTGCCGGCTCGGCAGATCGCGTCCGGCTGCCAGTGGCGGTATCGGGACGCAAATTGCGGCTACACCGGCACGGCGTATTTCGATGCCAAGGACCAGCCCGTGAGCGATCCAGCGCTCGACCGATGCAGCAAGAAGACGAGTGGCTGCGAGTGCCGCTTCGGCGTCAACAACCCGCTGCCGTTCGGCGGTTTCCTGTCTGACACGCTGTCCTGACCTTTCCTCAACCCGCATCCACGTACCCGCCTCGGCGGGTTTTTTTATGGACGAACGAATCAAGGCTGCGATCGCCGCGCACGCGCTCGCTGAATACCCGCGTGAGTGCGTTGGCTTCATCGTCCAGACTGACGCCGGCGAAGTCTATCTGCCATGTGTCAACTGCGCACCGAAGCCGGAAGACGACATGGCGGTGTCTGGCGAGGACTACGCGCGCGCCGAAGACATGGGCGAGATCGCGGCGTTCGTTCATTCGCACCCAGGCGCGCCCGCGCGCCCGAGCGGAGCCGACAGGGGGGCATGCGAGAAAAGCGGAATCGCACGCTGGGTGATCGTCTCTCTGGGCGTGCAGGCTGACGGCTCGATCGGAATCGACGACTGGTTCGAGTTCGGCCCAAGCGGCTACATCGCGCCGCTGATCGGGCGTGAGTTCGCCCATGGCGTGCACGACTGCTACGCGATTGTGCGCGATTACTACTGGCTCGAGCGCGGCATTGATCTGCCCGATTTCGAGCGACGCGACGAGTGGTGGGATGACGGTCACTCGTCGCTCTATCTCGAAAACTACCGCGCCGCAGGGTTCGAAGACGTTGGGCACGATGCGCCGCTCGAAGTCGGCGACGTGCTGCTGATGCAGATCCGTAGCCGCAACGGCGTGCCAAACCATGCCGGCGTCTATCTCGGCGACAGCCAATTCATCCACCACATGCACGGGCGCCTGTCGGGCCGAACGGTGTGGGGCGGCATGTGGGCGCAAAGCCTGCACACGGTGCTGCGCTACAAGGGGTAATCAATGAGCAACACGCTTCGTACCGTACGCCTCTATGGCGTGGCGGGGACCAAGTTCGGCCGCGTGCATCGCATCGCCGTCTCGTCGACGCGCGAAGCCATGCGTGCGCTGTGCGTGACGGTTCCCGGATTCGAGAAATTCATGATGGGCGCCAAGGACAACGGCCTGACATTCGCCGTGTTTCATGGCCGCCGGAACGTCTCCGAAGAGGAGCTCGAGCATCCGGTCGGGAGGGATGAAATTCGCATTGCGCCGATCCTGATCGGCAGCAAGAACGGCGGCCTGTTCCAGACCATCATCGGGGCCGCGCTGATCGTGGTTGGTGCATTCACGAGCGCATATGGCGGATCGACACTGATCGGCCTTGGCGCTTCGATGATGCTCGGCGGAGTCATGCAGATGCTGAGTCCGCAGACGAGCGGGCTCGCGGGCGCTGGCCCGAACAACGGCACGTCGTACTACTTCAATGGGCCGGTCAACAGCGCGGCGCAGGGCGAGCCGGTGCCTTTGGTGTACGGCCGCATAGTGGTCGGCTCGAAGGTAATCAGCTCTGGAATTTTTGCACAGGACAAGAACTGATATGCGCATTCAAGGCTCGAAGGGCGGCGGATCGAGCAGCACGCCAACGCAGTCGCCGGATAGCCTGCACTCGATCGCCTATGCGAAAGTTCTCGATGTCCTATCCGAGGGGCCAATCGGCGGCCTTGTGAACGGGTTGCAGTCCGTGTATCTCAACGGCACGCCAATCCAGAACAGCGACGGCTCGACGAACTTCGCGAACTACAGTTTCGACGCGCGCACTGGCACGCAGGATCAGACCTATCTCGCAGGGTTCCCCGCTGTCGAGAACGAGATCGCAATCAGCACGCCGCTGACGTCTGATGCGCCGTGGGTTCGCCAGGTGCAAAACACCCAGCTTACGGCCGTGCGGTTGCGATTTGGTGTCCCGGCGCTGCAGGTGTCTGACGCGACGACCGGCAATGTCACGGGCTACCGAGTCGAATATGCGATAGATCTCGCCGTCGACGGCGGCTCATACTCGCAGGTCGTTTCCGGTGCGTTTGATGGCAAGACGACGTCGCTCTACGAGCGCAGTGTTCGCATCGAATTGCCGGCCGCGACTTCGAGCTGGCTTGTGCGTGTGCGCCGCATCACGCCGAACGCGCATAGTTCGCTGATCGCGGACACGATCAATATCGAGGCGATCACCGAAGTCATCGATCGCAAGCTGCGCTATCCGATGAGCGCCCTCATCGGCCTCACGTTCGATGCGCAGTCGTTCAGTTCGGTGCCGACGCGTTCCTACGACATCTACGGTCTGTTGATCCGCGTCCCGACCAACTACAACCCGGTGACGCGCACATATACCGGCGCTTGGGACGGTACGTTCAAGACTGCATGGTCGAACAACCCTGCATGGGTTTTCTACGACCTCGTGCTGAACGCGCGCTATGGGCTTGGCAACCACGTCGACGCATCAATGGTCGACAAGTGGGGGCTGTATCAGATCGCGCAGTATTGCGACGTGATGGTCGCAGACGGGAAGGGCGGCCAGGAACCCCGGTTCACGTGCAACTGCGTGATCCAGTCGCAGGCCGACGCGTACAAGGTGTTGCAGGATCTCGCGACTACGTTCCGCGGCATCGCGTATTGGGGTCCGGGATCAGTCGTAGCGAACGCAGACATGCCGGCCGATCCGGTCTACGTGTACACCGCGGCGAATGTCGTTGGCGGCCAGTTCAAGTACGTCGGCTCGGCACTCAAGACTCGCTACACGACTGCGCTGGTGAGTTGGAACGATCCATCGAATCAGTACAAGCAGGCCGTCGAGTATGTGCCTGATGAGGACGGGATCGCACGCTACGGCGTCACGAAAGCGCAGATCACCGCGTTCGGGACAACGTCGCAAGGGCAGGCGCACCGATTGGGGCTCTGGACACTGCTGACCAGCAGGTACGAAACGAACACGGTTTCGTTTTCGGTCGGACTCGATGGCACGCTCTGCGCACCTGGGCAAATCATCGCCGTCGCGGATCCGGCGAAGGCCGGCAAGAGAATGGGTGGCCGCATCCGCGCGGTGAACGGTGCCGTGATCACGCTCGACAAAGCACCGAGCGTCTCAGTCGGTGACGTGTTGACCGCGATCCTGCCCACTGGCGTAGCGCAGAAGCGCACCGTCAGATCGTCTGCTGGCGACGCAATTACGGTGGACAGCGCCTTCGATACAGATCCGGTCGTCGGGGCCGTGTGGATGCTTGAAAACACGACCCTCAATGCGCAGCTGTTCCGAGTGATCAGCGTGCAGGAGGCATCTGACAACGACCAGATCACGTACACGATCAACGCTGCCCAGCATGAGCCCGGCAAGTACGCGGCGATCGACAATGGTGCGGCGATTCAGGTTCGGCCGATCACGGTCATCCCGCCATCGGCACAGGTTCCCCCGGCTAACATTCGGCTCTCGACGTACTCGGTGATCGACCAGGGCATCTCCAAGACCGTCATGGTCATCGCATGGGATGCTGCTGCGAATGGTGTGAGCTACCTTCCGGAGTGGCGCAAGGATAACGGCGAGTGGGTGTCAGCTAACCAGACGGGCGGCCTGCAGGTTGAGGTGTCGGGCATCTACCGCGGCACCTACAGCGCGCGCGTCCGTGCCGTCAACGGGATGGGGGTGACCTCTGTTCCCGCCTATTCCGCTGACACCACTCTTACCGGCAAGACGGGGCTCCCGCCGGCTGTAGCGTCGCTCTCGACCGCCACGCAGGTGTTCGCGATCGAGGTTGACTGGACGTTCCCAGCCGACGGGACTGCTGGCGATACGCAGCGCACCGAGATTTGGTACAGCAGGACGAACGATCTCAGCACTGCGACGAAGCTCTCGGACTATGCGTTTCCGCAAGCGCGCGCGAGTTTGATGGGCCTCGCAGCAGGCCAATCGTTCTTCTTTTGGGCGCGCCTTGTTGATACGTCCGGGAACATCGGTCCTTGGTATCCGTCTGGCGCTGGTGTGAATGGGCAAAGCAGCAGCGATGCGACGCCGATTCTTGAGTACCTCACTGGGGCTATCACGAAGACGCAGCTGGGTACTGATGTCCTGACTCCCATCGACGCGATTCCCGGTTTGCAGCAGGACGTAAGCGATAACGCGGCAGCGATCACGATTGAGCAGCAAGCACGGTCCACTGCTTACGCAGCGCTCTCGACGCGGATCGATCAGGTGAGTGCTCAGGTCGTTATCCCACCAATGGCTGGCGACAGTGGGGGATATGCCGGATCGACAACGGTCTATGCCGGGGTGTGGTCTGAACAGTCTGCGCGGGCTGAGGCGGATTTGGCGCAGGCGCAGAAAACGGATACCGTTACCGCTCAGATGCAGTCATCCGTGGCAGCGCTGTCTGCTGCCGTGCAGACCGAGACCACGGCGCGAATTGCGGCTGACTCAGCCACGGCGGCACAGATTACGACCGTACAGGCGCAGGTCAATAGCAACACGGCTGCAGTCCAAACGAACGCTGCTTCCTATGCCGACATCAACGGCCGAGTCGCTGCCTCCTATCAGATCAAGACTCGGGTCACGACAGGGGGGCGCACGTACATGGCCGGTATCGGTGTTGGCGTAGATAACACTAGCGGCACGGTCGAGTCCCAGGTGCTGGTGGCAGCACAGCGCTTTGCGATCCTCGACGACGCCGGATCGACGGTGTCGTCGCCGTTCGTGGTGCTGGGTGGCCAAGTATTTCTGTCGCAGGCGTTCATCGGTACCGGCTGGATCACGAATGCGATGATCGGCCAGACGATTCAGTCGACAGCCGTGGGCGCAAACGGTCAGCCGCTCTGGATTTTGGATAAGGCCAATGGCATTACGTTCAATGGCCCGAACGGCGGAAGTGGTTATCTGAACATCAACTCGAGCACGCTAACGGTCTACGACAGCAACGGCACGCTGCGCGTGCGCCTGGGGATCTGGTAATGACGGCAGGTTTGCAAATATGGGATGGCTCTGGCCGCTTGCTGCTGGATGCCACATCGCGCGCGGGCCGAGTGATGGGCATTGTGCGAGCGGAGGGCGTAGCGGGCAGTGCGTCCGCCGACCTGTCGAGCGGGACGCCTTTCTGGGCGTTCATGCCCGATTGGATCTTCAAGCGGGTATCGGGTGCCGAGCCGTCTCCCATCGTGTCAATTGGGCCAAGCGGAATCAGCTGGACATACAGCCCGAACTCTGGCGGATCGAATGCCTATAACCCGGTTCCGGGATGGCTGGTATTTGGAGTGTATTGAGGATGACAGCAGGATTTCAAGCATTCACCGATACTGGTCTATATCAGATCGATGGAATGACGCCCAACTACCAGTTGGTGATGTCTGCGTCCGCTGCATCGAGCAGCACGACATTGCTGTTGGCGAGAAACGACGCGGAGAATCCCTTTTACACGACGCTCGCCGCAGTGTCATTTACGTTCTCGGCGAATCAAGCACCGATGTACGGTGTATATGCAGAAGGCGGTGTTGGAATAACTCTCTGGAATGCAACGTCGTCCGGCAATACGTACACGCTGACCTTCATCACCGAGCAGCCGTGCACGGTTCACTTCTTCGCTTTCGATAAAGTGCCACCTCCGAGCGGGAACTTCGGCCTGCAGGTGTTCAATGGAAATGGCGTGCTAATTGCTGACTCATCGCGGCCATTCCTGCGCGTGCTCGACGTCATCTACGAAGAGTATTTGCCGCCTGGGACGGGCTGGGTCACAACCGGGTCTCCGTATCCAACATGGAAGTCGAAAACGTACAGCGCCCCAGTCATCATATCGGCGATCTACTCAGTGCATGTGGCTTGGAGCTATGACCCTGCCGGCGTCGAGCTTACGTCGATTCGAGTGAGTGGGAGCACTGTTTCATGGGGAACGACGATGTACGGGGGTGGCAAGACATCAAACTTCTCGGGGTTCAGGGAGCAATATCGCTCGCGCTTCATGGTGCTGGATGGAACTGGAATCGTGTGATTGGCTGCTTTCGAGCGGCCCTTTGTTTTTTTTGGGGGGGGGATGGATGCAAGTTAGTCCGACGGAGGCAGCAAGCTACGCCGGTAGCGGCGTGGCTCTTGGAGCGTCGCTGACGCTTACTCAAGTTGGCGTGATCGTGGGTATCGCGACGGCAATCCTGACGTTCGCGTCCAACTTGTATTTCCAGTGGCGAGACGACCAGCGCAAGCAGCGCGAATCCGATCTACGGATCGAAGATATGGAGAAACACGATGGCTAGTGCACCGAAGAAAACTCTCGCCGGTGTTGTGGGGGCTGCTGCGGCAGCCCTTTTGCTTTCTATCGTCCCGCGATTTGAAGGGCAGGTGCTCGTCGCGAAGCCCGATCCGATCGGCATTGTGACTGCGTGCAACGGCGATACGAAGGACGTGAAGCTCGGGCAGCGCTTCACGCCGGAAGAGTGCCGTACTCGGCTCGAACAGCGTTTGATCGAGCATGCCGAGCCGGTGCTGAAGTGCACCCCAACGCTGAAGGGGCACCCGTACCAACTCGCGGCCGCGGTGAGTTTCGCCTACAACGTCGGGCCGCGCGCGTACTGCGCGAGCACAACTGCTCGGCGGTTCAATGCGGGCGACTTCCGCGGCGCGTGCCGCGCGATGAACGAATCGGACAGCGGCAGGCCGCAGTGGGTGACGGCCGGCGGCCGCGTGCTGCCCGGATTGGTGAAACGGCGCGCAGACGAGCGCGCGCTCTGCGAGAGGGGGCTGTGATGCTGAGAATCATCATTCCGTACCTGATTGCTGCGATCCTCGGCGCGTCGGCTGGCTTCGAGGTCGAGCACCTCATCAGCGCGCGGCGGATCGCCGATATGAAGTCCGATGCGGCGATCGCACAAACGAAGGCGGTCGAGGCCGCACGTATCGAGGAACAACGCCGCACCGCGGCGCAAACGGAGATCGCAAATGACGCGAATCAAAAACGTACGGCCGCGCTTGCGGATGCTTTTGCTGCTCGTGCTGCCGCTGGCAGCCTGCACCAGCGCGTCGATCAGCTCGTCGCAGCCGCCCGCCATCCCGCCACTTCCGCCGGAGGCTCGACAGCCGGCGACGCCCTCGATCTGCTTGCCGACGTGCTCGGCCGCGCTGACCAGCGCGCGGGTGAGCTGGCAGAATACGCTGACCGTGCCCGCATCGCCGGCCAGCAGTGCGAGCGCGACTACGACGCGCTGACGATGACAACCGCGAAATCGAAGAACTGACTGTGCTGCAGGATTATTTGACCGCAAAACGGCCGGCGATGTCCGGCCGCAAATGGATTGTGTGGATCATGAAAAGCTCTGTAAACTTCATAGAAACGAAGTGAAGTTCATCAACTAGCGCCTGAGACCAAAATGAAAAAGATCCTCGCAGCATTGGCAATTCCACTTTGCATTTCCATGGCCGCATGCGGCGGCGGCGACGGTGACTCGCCCGCGGCGCCCAGCAAGTTTGCGGTGAAGCTGACGTTCTCCGGCGTTCCGCTCGTTACGCAGCAAAAGACTACGCGTACGGCCTCGACGGATGTTGCTTCCAGCGCTAGTGCCACGCTCGCGCCATCTGCGGGCCAGGCAACGGTTGACGCGCTTCAGCAGCGGTTCGCCGCGGCGGGCGCCGGGATCACCGTATATCCTGGGGTGATCGACGGGACGACCCTGCATCAACTGGTGATGGCCGTGAATAATGGCGTCGGTCCTACACAGGATGAGATGGATCATGCGAAGCTTCCGGTTGCGCCGTCCGAATGGGTCGTATTGAATTTCCAGCTCGACGATATGCAAACGGGGCGCAATGATCCCGCTCAGGTCGCGGCAATCGAGCAATTCCGCAAGGATCTCGTCGTGTTCCAGAATCGGCTCTATCTGGAAGGCAAACAAATTTACAAGGTGCTCCCGATTCGCACGTGCGAATTGCCCATGGGTCAAACGGCAGCAGATGGGTTGGCGGATCTCTTGGCGAGCGTGCCCGGCAACGGCTATTTGCTTGGCCTAGTGGATGCCCCGGATAAGTCGCACATGGGAGCGGACTGCCGAACTCCGGACCAGGCAACACAAGACGCTCATCTGACCGCCATCGTCACCCGTGTGGTAGACAGCTACAACGCGGTCAATGCGTACGTGAACGACTGCCGCGCCCATCCGGAAAACCATCCCGAAGGTTGCAAAGGGCTGTAACAGATCGGGGGCGTTTGCCCCTGATGGTTGTCAGATCAGGGGTGCCTCCTTATAGGCTTTCGTGACGCACCGGATCTATCAAGCGGGTCATCGGTCCTACGTCCTTCGCTCCTCGTCCTGCAACAGTCGACGCAGCTTGTACAGCGCGACGAGGTGCGCCCCTCCCGTGTCCTCCTTCCAGACCTGCTGAACGATCTCGCGGTAGTGCTCTGCCTCGTCCAGCACCCGCCGCATGCGCACGATCTCGATGATGAGCGTGCGCACTTCGTGCCCTTCGGGATACCGGCGCCAGATTTCGCGCAGCTGGCGCGCGGTGGGCGACTGGATGGAGGGGAGGGGCGGCTTCGGCAT